GCTCACCTACACCCCTGCGCGAGCATGTGCAAGCACATGCGAGAGTGTGCGAGCAAGCACACATACCTTTTTAGCGATTTTTCTAAAGAAAAATAGCAAAAAAAACTTAGGAAAATTTCCCCCTTTTTTAGAAAGAGGAATTGAGGAATCCTCTTTCTAAAATTTAAGCACAGGTGCATACACACGCACATACGCGAGCATACGCATACATGCACATGCGCGAGCGCATACGCAAGCGTTTTTTTAAAATAAAAAAAAGCCCGCAAGCCTAAATAGGCCTACGGGCTTAATTTATTCCGGATTTAAACTTCGTTTATTTTGCTAATACCTCCATATTTGTTGATTCAAAACTTCGTTTTGGGTTCACCAATATTTGATATTTTCAAGAATGTTAAATTCTTGAAGCCACTCCGGAATATCCTCGATAATTACTTTGTAAATATCGTTTGGCATTTCCCAATTATAGACTTCTCGGTTGAAAACCGAAACAAGATAATCAATGACTTCTTCATCTTCAAGGCAAGCCTTGATTCTGCTTAGTTCGGCAGTTTTTAGGGCTTCTTGAAATTCTATTTCAAAATCATCTAAAGCGACTTCATCATTTACTTTCAAAAGGTCAAACAAGTTTGACAAATCCCAAGTAAAGGAATCTTTGTGAGTTTTCTTCATTTGCTTCGCAAAAATCGGTCTGAAACTGCCGTTAATATCACTTTTAGTGATAGGATTTCCGATGTCGTCTTTTAAGCCATGCTTAACTCCTTGACTAAACCAAGATTTGACGGCATCTAAAAGATGACCCCGACTATCTGTTAGATAGTATAATGCTTCTTTGGCTTCATCATCTTCGATGAGGTCTTCAAGGAAATGCCATGCTTCGTAGAAGCATCTTTCAGCATCACCGTCAAACATCAAGCCAAAGGCTTGAAGGAAGTCTGCGATTTCATCTAAAGATGGTTGGAGGTCAAGACCTCTAAACATTGACCTAAGGTCAATAAGTAAGCCTCTTGGCTTAAGATAACCCCAAAAATCCCCTACTTCGTAGTCATATTTTAGCAAACTTGAACCATCTTCGATGATGAAAGGCCGGATTCCTAAGGAATCGCCATGATTAACTGATTCTATCAGTTCAAGAGGACTTAGACAGTAGGCTTTAGCCTCTTCTTCAAGTAGTTTAAATGCCTCTTCTTGCTTTTTCAAAGCAATTTGCTTTATTTCCTTTTGAATTTCCAATTCAGTTTGAAGGTCTTGACCTTCCATGAAATACTCAAAAATGCTGACATGGTCAGCAGTTTCAAAGTCAAACTCCGAAGCATATTTGACGAAGTCAAAGACACAATTATAGTGATTAATGAAATTAAAATGCTTGTCAATAGCCTTATTCAAGGCTCTTTCTGTCTGTTCTTCAAGCCATATATGGCTTGCTTTTGAGACTTTGTAGTTTGGAATGACGAAGTCATTGATTATGCTATCTTTGGATAGCATTAAGAAAGCCTTGATTTTATTGATTTCATCAATGCAATCTTTGTCAATAAATTCTTCGACTAAGTCGGAGAATGTTTCCGGTTCTTCATCATCTAAGATATTTTCAATATCATAGTAGTAGTCTTCGATGGTTGCGAAGCAACCAAAAGCCACTAAAAATTTTGAGAATTTGGCTACGCCAATATCTTGAACGGCAGTTTCCAAGACTTCATCTTGGAGGTCTCTTTCCAAGATTTCCATTTGTCGAAGTCCGATGGACTTCATTTCTTCCAATCTTGGATTGGAAAAGGTTTTCTCAATCTCTTCAACAAGTTGAGATTTTGTTTCAGCCCAAGACAAAGTCTCGGTGGTTGGTTCTTCTTTTTGTTTAGGTTTATTCATAGTTTTATTCCCCCTTCACTTCGTTAAGGGGGTAAAACATGATAAACCAAACAAGAATAATCCCCCTAAAGGGGGATGCCTTTTGCGAATTATGATAATCAATATCTCTATATTGATTATCTTAATTTAGAGATAATTTTTGGAGAGGAAAAACCGATAGACTCGCAGCGTAGGCGTGGACTCCTTTTAAAGGAGTTAAGCCATAAAGTTTTGCGATTTTTTACTCTCTACAAGTAGAGAGTAATTTCTTGGAGAAAGCCGACCTCTTGCGAGTGCGAGATGTTTGATTTTTCCTTTTCAAAATATAAGGATATTAGTTCTTCAACAATATCCTATATTTAAGGGAGAAGTTTTCGCCATTTTTGTAATTCTATGGAATTACAAGATTAAAATTCAAGTCTTATATTGTAGAATAGTCTTTTCGGATTAACGAGTTAATCCGTTTTCAGTATTAAGGTCAATAAGGCTTGGTATATCTTTGAATGTTTTTTTTGGTCTAAAGACCAACCCTCACATTCAAAAAACAACCAAAAATTTCTTAGAAAAATCAGCCCTTTATTTAGAGGGGGAAATAGTCTAAAGACTATTTCCCAAAAGAAATAAAAAAAAGGGGCGGAGTTCGATGAACTCCGCCCCAATTTTCTAATTTTTGACTTTGGCTTAAATCATTTTTTTGTCTCCGGTTTTTTGTTCAAATGTCGGTTTTTTGATGGTCTGGGATTGATTTCAAGCAATATATCCTTGATTTTCAGCACAGTTCAAACATAGTAGAGTAGGTTCTCCACAGTCATCCATTCTTAGTAAAACTCCGTAATTCTTACAAGGTCTTACAATATCAATCATTGTTTTACAGTCAATACATTCTATCTTAGTTCGGTTATTCATAATTACTACCTAAAGTCCGCTAAAAATCGGTAGTCTATAATTGTTTGTTGGGAAAACCCCAACAGAAAAACAATAGAAAAACGATAGACTGAGAGCCTAAAATGATAGTTTTTGGGAGACCTAAAAATTTTGATTGGGATTCAAAAAATCGCCAAAAATCCGACTCCTAACGGAGTTAGGAGTCGCCAAGCACCTCAAAAAAATTTTTTATAATTTTTTGAAAATCTTAGAAAAAAGTCCTATATTTGCCACTTCTTCTTGCATTCCCTCGATTTCTTGGAAATTTAGAGTTAGAAGTAGTCGGTTTTCCCCAATTTGACATATTTACTGATGCCGAAGCGACGGGTAATGGGGAGTTATCTGCGGTTTTGTATTGGTCTATGGCGTGTGCAAGTGCCATTACGGTATCATTGTGCTTGCCTTTGTCCACTATTACACCACTTTTCCAAGTATGCGATTCTAACTCTTGGAGGACAATATTCATCAATTTTCGGGTCTCATCGTTGCCGTATGGGATGATTATTTTGCCCTGTTCAAACCAAGAACGGAGTCTTGTCAATAGACCTTGCTTAAGAGTTCTGTTTGAGACCTTTGACATATTTACATCTAAAGTAATTCCCCTTTGATTTATGATTGCTCTATACAGATGTTGGAAACCCGCACTCTCAAAAGCAAACTTAGGTCTCTCGTAAGCCTTATCATATTCTTGTATAACATCAACCTGTTTATCGGGAGGGAAGTCATTACGCCTCCATAGGTTTGCGATATGAATATTACCGTCTTCATCCTTTCGCAAGACACACATAACAGAAAAATCTTGTCCGATACCATGTGAAGGGTCAAAGCCTACGACATATTCTCCATCATATATCTTATGAGTCTGTAATGTGGAAGACATATCTAAGTTCTTACGAGTAATTATCTGTGGATATACTGCTGAATCATCATCAACCACTTTACACAGATACTCTTGAGCAAATGCTAATTCGCCTATTGCCTTCTTCTGCTCTAACAGAAACTCAAACGGCCTTTCACTCGCCCATAGACAGATAGGTTTTGTCTCATCGGGATTCATTCTCCACTCATCATAATTAATAATTGCACCTTTACGCCATGACTCCCAAGCCTCATTCTCTAACATCTCGGTGTGATACAAGTCATTCATTGACATAGGAGTTCCTACACAATAGATAGAAGTTCCGGGCGATAACATAGGAGTAAGTTTCTTTCTAAACCATTGTTGATACATCTCATAAGACATATCATTTTGGTCGTCAAGTATATCATCAAGTGCTATTGCTGCGGGATGTTCACCACGAATACCCGAACCAACCGATGTAGCCTTAATCCATGCACCATTTGTTAGACGAAGTTCAAATCTATTACCCTTCTTATCATCAATCAGCCTACTAAGTTCGGGATGTCTCTTCATGTCTTGTCTTATTTCATCGAGACGATTCATAGCCAAATCTTTGTTAGCAGAAAAAAGCCATATTGTAAAGGGTTTATCTCGCCATCTCTCAAATATCAATTGATGTAGCACCTTTACACGAAGAGTAGTAGATTTACTGTGGTCTCTTGGTGCAATAATACATACACGATGAACTTGTTTATTTTGTCTATCACCATAGAGATTTAGCCATTCGCCTATATGGTCGCCCCATTTGTAGCCAAGCCACTCATAGAAGTGTCTAATATCATAACGACTTCTCTCCATGTGGAAAGCAGTCATTATTCTTTTCATATTACTCCTCTTCCTCGGTATCTATGAATAATGGGATTCCGCACCATTCAGCAAGGCAACCACATAATCTTTCAATTTCTCTTCTGCTTAAAGTAACGCCTACAATAAATTGGTCTGTAAAAAGATTTACTGCAACATAATTATCTGCTATTTCTGTAAAACGGAGTTCACTATCATTGGATGCCCAAATCTTCATCATACTCATCTCCATTTAATGCAGCGAGTGTCCTTAAACCGTGTCGCAAATCTGTGAACGCTTGAATCTCTTTAGTATTAGGATTAAGTATAACCATAGGGGATGTAGGTCTTTCTCTTGAAAAACCACACATCTCACTAAATGAATCAACAATTTTATATGCGCCCGGCCTTACAGACCATCTTTCAATACCATGTTTAGTAAATGGAACTACGGAAGGAGTATGATGATGACCTACTACGCCAATATCAAAGTCTGCTTCTCCATCATCCCACATCTTTTTAACAACACGGCTTGGGTCTAATTGACTGTTACCTCTTCTCTTATGTCTTACAGAAATATGATAAGGTATATTATTTACCCATACTCTAAGATTTAATTCGTGTGCATGATATAAAATGCCTCTTTCTTCTGCAAGTCTCTTTAGAGGGTCATAATCTGTTGCACCAGCAGTCCATAAGTCGTGATTACCTGCAACAATAGCCATTAGACATTCCGGTGTCATGTCAATATAATGCTCACATAACTTCCATTGAACGGAAGGGGGAATTGGTGCTTTCATAGCAGGTCGTGGTTTATCAATCATAAAGTTATCAATATAGTCACCAGCATGTATTACAAAGACATTTTCACTATTATTAATCATTTCAGTATCAAGTCTTAACTTTTCAAGGTCACAGAAAGGATTACCTATATGTTGGTCGCTTTGAAATGCAATACCAATATACTTATCGGACTTTATGTTTCTCATGTGTATATCAGCCCATCGAGCATGTTCAACACCTTCTATTGCTTTTTTACATACTTTTTCTATATTAGCCCATAAGTCTTTAGGATTTGATGATGCTTTCTTTAAAGACTCTACTACAAAGTGTGGTTTGTGGCTTTTTGTGATTGCGCCCCTTTGTCTTTGTAGTCTTATTTTATGAGTCCAAGCATTTACAGTAATAGAAGGATTTTGTCTCCAAAGCCTTCTTGCTAATTCAGCATCCGAACCATCCCACTCTTTAGGAATCATATCATAATAGTTAAATTCTTCATGTGAAAACCAATCGGGGTATTTCTTTTTTGTTCTAATAATAAATTGAGTCCAAGAAGCAGAACTAAAATCCGCCTTTGATTTTTCTACCATTACTTCTGCGTAGTCTGCTATAACGCCTTGCCATTTATCTAAATGCTTTTTAATCAAATTAACTCGGTCTGCGGTCTTCATGTATATAGCACACACCATATACCATATAAATGTAATTATTTTGATGCTTCTGAAAGAATTAAGAAAAAAATAATCGTTGCACTAAGAGCCTGTTTTGTTTATTCTTTATTATTTCTTAAAGGTTGTAGTCAAAGATGCCAACTTATATTATTATAATAATAAAATATTAACTCTTAAGAAAGAAAAAAGAATTAAGCCCATTTGTTTTCAGTAGAGCCTTTATTTCTTTTTTTATTTTTTCTAAGTCTCCGAAAGAATAAATACCCTACAATACACCAAAAGGTGATTTCTAATATAGCAAGAGCAATAATAGTAGGTGCGCCCAAATCTAAAATCTCCAAATGGTGCATATACAGTAATAATTATGAGTCATTAATATATGCTTTCCAATACAGACCTAATAGAACCATACATTTAAGAAAGAAAGACCTCCTAACATCCGTTATGAGGATTCCATTTATAGGACAAATCGGGGGAAAATCTAAAAAAGAGGTAGTAGCAAGTAAGCCTCTTGTTTATTCATACCCCGTCAAACATCAAAGCCCTTTTGCGCTTACTGCGGGCATGAAAGATATTGTCGAAGAAACAAATAAACTAAGAGACAACACTAACTTTGATAATGATTTTGAGTTATTTGATGAGATGCTAAAACTTGACCCCGAACTTAACGGTGCAGTTAGAGCAGTTAGCCTAACGGCTAACAACTACAAGATTGATTATAGAGCAGCAAAGAATAAGAAAATAAGAGAAGCAATACGAATACTCACAGAAGAGACTCTTGACTTCGACGATTTCTTAATTAACTCCATGAGAAACCTAATGGTCTATGGAAATGATATAAATAAATATGTAGGCACATCAAGAAAGGGTCTTACAGACCTACAAAGCCTACCTGTAAAGCAGATATTCATTATGGACTCAAGAGGAAATAATGAGACTGCCGATGAAGATAACCCAATTATCATAGCAGAAAGATACATCTTGCGTAAAGGAGAACAGACCGAGCAAGAGTTTCCTGTAAAAGAAATACTACACATAAAGACTGACTATCGTAGTAATTGGTTTGAAGACTCCGATACTAAAATGACATACGGTATATGGGGTGCATCACGCTTTACTTCTCTAAAACAGGCTATACGAGCCAAGTATAACAGTATGAACAATCGTATCTCACTTGAAGATGCTATGACAAAACAATACATTACTATTGACAAATCAGCAATAGACCACATACAAGACCCGAATGAGCAACAAGAGAGGCTATCATTCATTATGAATCAAGTCGTTGATACTCTTGAGTCTCTAAGAGGAGACCAAACCCCGATATTCCCCGATTATGTAACAATACAACACATAGACCAAAGAACCGCTATACCGGACACAACATCATTCCTTG